ATGTTTATCGAAGCTGGTGGTCAGGCAGTAAAATATGATACACCTCGAAAAGCTCGAGAAGATATACTTGGTATTTTAGGTGCATAAAAATAAAACCGGTTTTTAAACCGGTTTTTTATTATCCATGTTTAATTACATATCGTTGAATATTCGGTGCAATTCGAATACTCTGTGTTAATGCCTTATCAAGACGTCTGGAGAACATATTACCAAGACTTTCATCAGCAGCAACAAGCTTCTTATAAAATTCAACTGCATCTTGCCATTCTGGTAAAGCTAGTAATTCTTCTTCTTCATATTTGTCTTCATCTATCATTTTCTTAGAAATCTTTTTAGCAACAGAATCAACAATCTTCTGAACCATTTCATCTGTAAGTTGAACATCGGATTTCATATTATATCCTTTTTGCATATCCTTCGAAAACATAGAAGTATTTGCAGATTTACTGGTATAATTAGAAGATGTTCTAGCATTAAATTCACCAGCCATTGCATTTGTAATCAATCCTAATGAAAGAGCAACGCCAACAATCCATTTTGGTAAACTTACTTCATTAAGAACTAAATATCCATGTTCTTTTGCTATTGCAATAGCTTCTTCTAATTTTTCTTTTTCGAGTGTAGGACCTACATTTTTATTAAAAAATGACTTAAAATCTTCTTTTGGAAGGGTTTTGAATATTTCTTCTGGTTTTTTCTTCATTTTAAAATTCCTTTACTTTTATATTATTTATAAATAATGATAGTATGGCATCGACTCAATATGCATCTGAATTTTCCCGTTTATTTGGTGGTGGATGTTCAGTCTCAGGAAAAGACTGGAATGCACCTAGATATTTTGACGGTATAGATAATGACTGTTATAAAGCAGAAGCTGCACTTGTAAGTTCTCTTACTAGTGAGGCTTATGGAAATTTCGGTTTTGAAGTTCAATATTATTTAAAAAGTATAGAAACTGATAAAGACCAATTATATGGTGAAGACCCGTTGCATAATGTAGAACGTAGATTTAAATTGCAATTATATACAAGCAATATTCCTACAATGCAGAAGAACTATGAGCTTCAAGGTATGGTTTACCAGGAACTCATAAATTGTCAATGCACAATACAACATTTTTATGAAGCTTCCCAATTATCATATCCAGATATGCAAAGTATCTATGAGCCGGAAGTTCCAAAAATTGGTGACATTGTATATGTCGAATATTCAGATACATATTATGAAGTTGTAAACGTGAAAGAATTTGCTGAGTCTTCTACATTCTTAGCAGTTCCAATGACTTATACATTCATACTACGTGTTTGGCGTAATAATCATGAGTTCGTTGACGAACAAAATGTTAATCCAGATAAAATGGACGAATTCAGAAAATATGCTGAACTTGCAGAAACATTCAATCTCGATACTTCTACATCGACTACTGATAAAACAACTGAAGTATCTCATGAATCTGATATGTTAGCCACAAATGAAGATGTTAAGAAAGATGTAGATAAAAACAATAAGCCGAAAGATAACGTAAATAGTCATGTTGTCTATAAGTCTGATGAAATAAAAGAAGATAATCCTGCATATTTTGATCCGTTTGGAGGTTGGTGATTTATGGGTCTTTTAAACATTTATCAAATACGCTCAATGCGACCACATATCAATTACAGATTTAAATGTGATATATGGGAATATGCAGGAACATTTCTTAACATTGATGAAGTTAACTGTTTTAGTTTTGCAGTTAAAAAAGTTAAATTACCTACATTTAAATTAGATACCGAAAATAAAATATCATTCGGTAATACAGCTTATGTAATTCCAACAATTAATTTTGGTGAAACATCTTTGGAAATTACTTTTGAAGAAGATGATAGAATGAATATTTACTATAAGCTTTGTGATTATTTTGGTAATAGATTATTTGATAGTGCAAAAATGAAATTGATTTGTGTAAAGATAACACAATATAATGAAACAATGGTTACACCAGTTGATTCTAAAATTTATCTTTGCAGAATGAAAGATTTCAGTCAACCTGCATTTAATAATAATGGTCGTGGCGCACCAGTTGAAATTACTGCTTCTTTTGCTGTTGTATATATTTATCAAGGTGATGCAGCTGATGCTGGATTTAATATAAGTTCAAATAATATTATAGAAAGACCTCCAGAAAATGATGAATTCTATAGAACTACTATGCAAGAAGATGCTATAAAAGCAGATAAACGATACGAAGATGCTTATGTGGCACAAGAACAAAAAATATTAAATCAACTTCAAAAAGAATATAGTCAATATAAAAATAAAGCCGTTACTAATTTACATAAAGAAACGCTAAAAAAAGAAAAAGAAAAATTTGCCGCTGCAAATAAAGCATTAAAAGAATATACTAGCACATTATTTAGTAAGATTAAAAATTATAATGGTGATGATAAAAACCTTCTTGATATAAAAGCAAGAGTATATAGTTTAACAACAAGCGCACCTGGTCAAAATATATCGAATAATGCATTTGAATTATTAGCTAGTGATGTAGATGTAGATATATCTGATGGTATTGATACTTCTGAGAAAAATTCTTTAATGGATTTTTATGGGTTATTTACTGATGACCCTGAACAATTAAAACTATTATCTCAAGCTATAGATCTATATTCAGATGCAAAAATTAATACAAACATATTATCTGAAGCAGAACCAGGTAAAGAAGAAGCTGCACTTAAAACAGTTTTTGAAAATAATGATCAAAGTTATGATAATGAACTATTACGTGCAGAAATGAATCTTGCTATTAGTGATGATAAACGTGCTGCTAAGAATAGTAGTAGCGACCCTGAATGGTCTCTTAGAGCTAAATCGCCAAAAACGCAAGCAATTCAAGATGCAGAAAGAGAAATGGCAGCTGCTACTGGTGTTAGTTACTTAGCTATAGCAATGGCAAATGGTGGTGAAGCTGCACTTTATGGCAAGGGTTTTGAAGAACGTAAAGTTATATCTGAAAGCGAAAAAGCTGAAGCACAGAGAATTCAAGGTGAACTTGATAAATTACCTTATGGAAATTTATTACAAGAATTTGTTGCTGATCTTTCTGAAAAACAATATTGGTATGGTCATAAAACTAAAAATGGTGATTTAGGTTCTGTTGAAGGTTTGGACTGTTCTGCTGCAATGTCTGCATGGGCAACACAGGTTGGTTATACCATTGATCAAAGAGATGCCAGTGCAAAATCTGGTGGTCTTGTTAGACAACTTGTTGCACAAGGTGCTGAAGATGTCGGCAAAAATTATGACACTGGTCTTGTTCCTGGCGATATTCTTAATAAGTCATCAACTAAGGAAGGTAACTCAGGTCACGTTGTTATGTTCTTAGGTTATGATAATAATGGTAATATGCTTGTTGCTGAATCTTCTGGTAAAACTGGTGAAGATAAAGCAACAGATGAATGGATATCATCTGGTGGCCGAGTTAGAAAAGTTTCAATTCAGAAAATGAAAGATGAAGGTTATATTGGTGTTAAGATTATGAATAATCCTAATATCAAACATAATTTCTAATAAAAAACCAGAATATTGTTTACATTACTTTACAATTTTTTAAATTTTTACTATAATTGCTTCCTGACATGCTAAAGTCTAATTCCTCGGAGCGAAGCTCAACTCAATGTAGTTGTCGGTAGAGGGTTAGCCATCAAGAATATGAGAACAATATTCTTTATCCACGGATGACCAGGTTTTTACTGGTGATGCAACGTTCAGTGAAGTATAATCTAGCCAATTATACATACAGCCGCCATGGCATGATAAGATGTAGCCGGAGTACAGGATGACCACCCCGTAAGCTTATCAATAAGTCCCACAGATTCGACGACGGAATATAATCCGAAGTTTTGCCTGTTTCCTTAAATAGGCTTGATCTCTCTGAACGGAATATTTTAACGTGTGTAAGTATAAAATACTTTATAAATAGATTATAAAAGTTTATTATTAAATGAGGTGAATATATGAAGTCTGAAAAGCTAGATTTGAATAATATTAATGCTGGTAATTTAGGTTCATTGATGGAAAATCTAAAGAATGAACCACCAAGAGGATCGGTATTGTTAGATAAATATCTATTACCGTCAAGAGGTAAATTCTATCCAAATGATATCTATCTTAAGAAATTAAATACATTAAATATTAAGAACTTAGCTACGTTAAATGAACAAAATGTAAATAACGTTATTAATGGAGTTATTACATCTTGTGTATGGGGTATGGAACCTAATAAGATTCTTACTGGTGATAAGATTTGGTTAATTTACTATCTTAGAGGCATTACATATAATGACTTGCCGTTTACAGTAAGAGGTTCTTGTCCTAACTGTGATAATATCAGTAATTATCAATTTACTTTAAGAAATCTTGTTATTTCTTATCTCGATAAAGAAATTCCTGAATATATTGAACTTCCTAACGGTGATAAGATTACAATTACGTTCCCAACAATTAGCACTGACGCTGCAGTTAACCGTATTAAGAACGACCAGCAAATTATTATTGATATTAACCCGGAACTTCTTGAAATGGCAACATATATCTTAAAGGTTAATGATAAGACGTTAACTCTTTATGATGCTTATGAATATATTATCAATATTTCTGGTATGGATTTCAGCGTATTGACAAATGAAATGAGCGAGTTTATTTTCTCTGCAAAGCCTATTGGTAAATTTACCTGTCCACATTGCGGTGAAGAAATATTACTTCCTGTTCCATTCACTCCATCGTTCTTCTTGCCGAAAATTAAGTAATTTTAAATAAATTCTAGCTAAAAGGTATCTTTACAGATACCTTTTTTATTATAAATAACATGTATGGCAAATTTTAAAGAATATCTCGCACAGGAATTAAATAAGACTACTGACGAGAAAGTGAAGACTACGCGTATTATAAAGGAATCTAATGATACTTCTTTAGACGACGTGGTAAAATCGTTGAAACCTGAAATATGGACTGCTAGAGAAATAAAAGGGGTTAAGTTTTTATTTTTCGGTGGCAAAATATTAAATATTACCGAACTTAAGAAAGAAATAGATAAACTGTATAGACAAAAAGGCTATGCAGGTTATGGTTTTGCAAAGTTATCTGAAAGTGACCTTGTAAGATATACAAAGGTAAAAGATATTATTATTAAATGTTTCTCTGTAGAATACGGTGTAGAATTAAGTCCAGTAACTGTTGCCAATCAGTTATTTACTAATGAATTGAAAGAATTTGCATGGAAGCCGGAGGAATATTAATATGTACCCGACAAATAAGCTTCTTGAAGTAAAACCGTTGGTCGATATAAGCATTATACGTGAAACATTGACAAGAATCGGTATTGTAGACAAGAAACAGAAAAAAATTTATCAATCATGCCATTTAATTGAACAATTTGATACGTTCTATTTAGCTCATTTTAAGCAGTTATTTGTTATGTCACGTTCTAAAAATGGCTTTCCAGGATTTGGAAATGTCAGTATGGAAGATATAGATAGACGCAATTCTATTGCATTCCTATTAGCCAAATGGAATATGATAAAGATAATAAAACCAGAAGAAATTGACCCTCATAACACAAGAGTAGATGTCGTTTCTCATAAAGATGCTGGAGGATATACAAAAATTCGGAAGTTTAACATAAATAACCTTAATTACAATTAAAAATTTATAAATAATATAAAATAACAATAAATTTTTAATAAGAGGGTTTAAAATGAAACTAAACGAAGCTAAATATATTCTTGAATCTACTGGTTTTACTGTCCAGAATACAGAATCTTCATTCGATAAGGCCGTAAGTTCCCTTATGGAATCTATGGAAGCTCGTAATGCTACTGGAACAAAGGCATATTCCATTCTTTCTGAAATGGCACGTTTCCGTGGTAAGTATGTTGATTCTTTCGCTGGTCTTGAAGACGCCGGCACTGTTTCTTTAAGTGTCGGTCGTGGTGGCGAAACTAAGGAATTTGGTGTTGCTGAAGGTGCATCCAAGGTTGAAAATGACTTCAAGTCTGCCAACAGTAAGGGTTGTTCTCAGGACGCAGCTACCAGACTTGCTAGTAACTTCGAAGCTGTTCTCGCTGCAATGCCAGATACTGCAAACCAGGCTTATGTTGCAGAATTGAATAAGGAATTGAATTACATTAATCAATGTATCGATGCTGGTGACGGTATTCCTAAGGGCGGTTGG